CGCAAAGGTCAAGAAGTCCAACGCAAGACAGCAAAAGATCAGCAAGAAGCGCAGATCAAACAGGCAGACTTGCAGCGTAAATCGCAGAAAGATCAAGTCGATGCGATCTTCGATGCGGAGAAGTTAAAGCTGGATAAACAGGAATTAGAACTAGACGCTAAGAAAGAAGGCGTTCGCGTGGCGGCAAGTCGTCGCCAAGAAAACAACAAGCTCGATTTAGAGCTTGCGAAGATGATGGCTGACAAGCCTAAACGAGGGAAATAATGGCTAAAACCGTCTTTGACGTGCTAGTAGATAAACTCGACGAAGATATATCGTCTGCAACTCAATTTCTTTCTGGGGGGTCCGCTAAAGACTTCGCAGGTTATAAGGAAATTGTTGGCCTAATTCGGGGTCTCGAAGCCAGCAAGCGACACATTGAGGACCTCTCGCGTAACTATATGGAAGAAGATGATGACTAATACTCAGACTATTGAAGTACCTGATGCAGTAAAAGCGAAGATGGCGGCAGAGGCAGAGGCAGCGGAAGCTGCCTCTGTTAAGGCTAATACCAAACGTGAAGTTAGTGACGAGGAATGGGAAGCACAAATGCCCAAACCTTCTGGCTATCGTTTGTTAATAGCTTTACCCGATGTCGAAGAATATTATCACGACAGTACCCTCTTTAAAACAACTGACCAGATGCACAAAGAGTACATCATGTCGATTATGGGTATTGTTATAGATATGGGCGCAGATGCCTATTCAGACAAAGATCGTTTCCCCGAAGGCCCTTGGTGTAAAGAGGGTGACTATGTGATGTTTCGTATGAACACAGGCACACGGTTTAGGGTTAACGGAAAAGAATTCAGATTGATGAACGACGATTCTGTGGAAGCTGTAATTCCCGATCCTCGTGGCATCATGGCTGTATAGGAGATAAATTATGCCTTTTCAAAAAGTAGAATACGAGTTTCCTGATGAGGAAACAAAAGAAAAACAAGAAATTGAAGTGGAGGGTTCCAGTGCTATCGAAGTGGAGGGTTCCAGTGCTATCGAAGTGGACATTGGAGGTAAGAAAGCTGAGCCTGTCGTTGAAAGTGAAGTGGATACTGATGACGACGAATATGAGATTGAAGTGGTTGATGATACGCCCAAGGCTGATCGCAACCGTAAACCTTCTCATCCCCCAGAAGACATTACTGATGACGAGTTGGAAGAATATTCAGAAAAAGTGCGTAAACGGATACAGCATTTTAGCAAAGGCTATCACGACGAACGCCGTGCTAAAGAAGTGGCTTTCCGTGAACGTGAAGAGTTGGAGAGATTATCTCAACAACTTGTGGAAGAGAATAAGAAACTCAAATCCAACGTAAACAAAAATCAGACAGTATTACTTGAGCAAGCTAAGCGTAGCGCAGTAACTGACTTAGAATCTGCTAAAAAGCAGTATAAGGATGCGTATGAAGTTGGGGACTCAGATGGTGTCCTTGCTGCACAAGAAAGCCTAACAAATGCCAAGATTAAGGCCGATAGGCTAAATAATTTCAAGTTACCAGCTTTACAAGAGGATGAAACTAATGTAAAAATGGAATCTGAAACCACCCTACCGCCAGTGGAGGTTGATAAACGAGCACTAGCGTGGCAAGACGCTAACGGCTGGTTCCACCAAGACGTAGAGATGACAGGTTACGCGCTGGGGTTGCATAATAAACTTGTCAATGAGGGTGTAAACCCTCAAAGTGATGCCTACTACGAGAAGATTGACTCTCGTATGCGACAGTTATTCCCCGAAAACTTCGAGGGGGAGGAAGTAGATAAGCCGAAGAAGCAGTCAAATGTGGTTGCACCCGCTACGCGGAGCACTTCGCCTAAAAAATGGAGGTTAACGCAAACACAGCACCGGCTTTCTAAACGCTTGGGACTTACTCCCGAACAATACGCCAAACAGGTTGCAATAGATATGAGGAAACAATAATGGCTACGAATAGAATTGACCGTGAACTAGAAACACAAGAAAAAACGACCCGCAAAAAGGCTTGGGCGCGTCCCGAGGTGTTACCATCTCCAAATCCCGAGCCGGGTTACGAATTTCATTGGGTTCGTGTAAGTACGCAAGGGCAAGTTGACGCCACTAACGTATCCTCAAAAATAAGAGAAGGTTGGGAGCCTGTAAAGGCAGTAGATCACCCAGAAATCACATTGGTTGTCATTGAAAACGAACGGTTCAAAGACAACGTGGTGATTGGTGGGTTGATGCTTTGTAAAGCTCCAGCGGAATTAGTCGAAGAGAGGTCTGCACATTACCAACAGCAGACAAACTCCCAGATGCACTCCGTAGACAACGATCTCATGAGAGAAAGTGATCCTCGTATGCCCCTGTTTACTGATAGGAAGACGAAGGTCACTTTCGGAAACGGAACTTAAATTAGGAGCTTAACATGGCTTACCCAACTGTAAGTGGCCCTTCAGGGCTAGTTCCGGTTAAACTTGTAAGCGGCGTACCTTTCGTGGGCGTAACTCGTCAATATAGCATTGCGAGTGCATATGACACGAACATCTTTAGTGGTGACGCTGTACAACTTTTAACCGGAGGCACCATATCCCGTGATACTGCTGATGCAGCAATGACGCCTATTGGTGTATTTCTTGGTTGTACTTATACTGATCCCTCACTGGGCTATCAGTTGTTCAACCAATATTACCCAGCAGACACCGTTGCATCTGACATCATGGCTTACGTCGCTGATGGCACTGATGTGTTGTTTAAAGTTGCTGTACTTTCATCCGCTGCTGGCGCTACGCCAGTAATTGGCGATCTAGCGATCACCGATTTGGGTGCAAACGTAGCAATGATCAACAACGCTGGTGATACTGCTACTGGAAATTCACGATGTGGTATTTCCGACTCGACCGCTACGACGAACACTTTACCTTTGCGTATTGTGGAACTTGTAGAGGAAACTAAAAACTCATCCGGTGGGTTCACTGAGGCACTCGTTAAATGGAACGCAGGGCATCAAATGAACAACCTCACTGGCGTCTAGGAGGGATAACTAATGGCTATTTCACGCGCCCAGCTCCTTAAAGAGCTACTTCCCGGTCTAAACGCACTGTTTGGGTTGGAATATGCAAAATATGGCGAAGAGCACGCCCAAATTTTTGAAACAGAATCCTCAGATCGCTCGTTTGAGGAAGAAACTAAGCTATCCGGTTTCTCAGCAGCACCTGTCAAGGACGAAGGCTCAGCCATCGAATATGACAATGCTCAAGAAGCATGGAGTGCACGTTACGTGCATCAGACGCTTGCAATGGGCTTCTCAATTACTGAGGAAGCTATTGAAGATAACTTGTACGACTCACTGTCTGCTCGTTATACAAAGGCCCTAGCTCGTGCAATGGCGTACACTAAGCAAGTTAAAGCTGCGTCTATTTTGAACAATGGATTTGCTGCTGCCACCACTTACGGTGACGGACAGACATTGCTCTCAACAGCGCATCCACTTGTTTCTGGTGGCACCAACTCGAACCGCCCAACTGTTGCGGCAGACCTTAATGAGACTTCTCTTGAAGCCGCCGTTATTGGTATTAGCCAGTGGACAGATGAGCGAGGATTGTTGATCGCTGCTCAGCCACGGAAACTAATCATTCCACCAGCATTGCAATTCGTTGCAACTCGACTGTTGGACACTGATGGTCGTGTAGGTACTGCGGATAACGATATTAACGCTCTCCGCAACAACGGTTCTATCCCTGAAGGATATGCCGTTAACCATTACCTCACAGACACCAATGCTTGGTTCGTGATGACTGATGTGCCGAACGGCCTGAAGCACTTTGTTCGTACTCCAATGTCTACATCTATGGATGCAGATTTTGACACGGGCAATTCGCGCTATAAGGCTCGTGAGCGTTATTCCTTCGGGGTTTCTGACCCACTAGGAATTTACGGATCACCCGGTGCGTAATTAGTGTGGGGGGCAACTATTGCCCCCCCATTATTTGTTGTGCTATAAGATACCAATCCCTGACAGTTACGTGGTGTAACTGACTAACCCAAGACAGGAGATTAACATGGGTACTACTACATTTTCTGGTCCTATCCGGGCTGGCAACATTCGCAACACTAACGGCACCACAGTAGGTACTGACGTAGCAAACGTCGGCTACGTTGTAATGTGCCAATCCTATACAGCCGATCTATCTGGCGGCGCACTTGCTGCGGTTGTGACCGATATGGTTATTCCCGCTAATTCTAAAATCGTTAACATTATTGTTGATCTGGCTGTTGCAGCTAACACTTCTACTAACATTAGTGTTGGTGATACTGTTGGCGGTGCTACTACATACATTAATGCTCTCGCTTCAGGAACAACCGTAGGCATCAAAGCTCTTGGCGCTTCTGGTGGTGGAACCCTTACTTGGGGCAACACAGGAACTTCTGACGAGCGTTTAACTGTTACTTCTTCCGCAAGCACTAGCGCGGGTAGTGCAGTAATTACTGTAATGTATGCACAGGCGTTTAACACTGCAATTCAACCGTAATAGAGAGGTGATAACATGGCTGCTAATTTAGTACGCGCATTTAACTTCTCGCAGGGTGACACTGCGGCTCTCGTTGGTCCAAACCGTACTCGTATACTAGGGGTATTGGTTAACGCCGCTGCCGCATGTACGTTTCAATTACGTAATGGCACCGCTAGTGGGGACATACTTTTGGACCTCACATTACCTGTAGGCTGGAACGAGGTTTATATACCCGCAGATGGTATATTAGCGCGTGAAGGTTGTTTTGTTGCCGCACTTACTGGTTCTGGTAACAAAATTACTCTACTGCTGGAGTAGGTTATGTGGTCTTACTATAAAAGCTGATGCCTGCAAAATCTAAGAAACAACAGAAATTTATGGCAGCAGTAGCAAACAACCCTAAATTCGCTAAGAAGGTGGGGGTGTCTCAAACTGTAGGAGAAGAGTTTATGAAATCTAAAAGATATAACAGGGGTGGTATGATGGCCCCAGCACCTGAGTCAGGTCCTAGAAAGAAAATGAAAAGGCCCGGACAACCCGTGCCGTACGACGATAGTGGTGGTCCGAAAGGCCCAATGCCAGCCCCTTTAGGTGGCCCTAAAGGTTCTGTAATAGTTGATCCCGCTAAGAAGAAAAAGCGTGCTCCTATGCAAATGGGTCAAGGCAGTGGCGGCGCAATGCCCATGATGAAGAAGGGCGGTAAGGTTCGTGGTTGTGGTATGGCTAAGCAAGGCGTCCGTAAAGCCAAAATGGTAACAATGAAGGGCGCGTAATGCGTAACTGCTGGGGCAACCTGCGGGTAAGCTGCGTAGAGTATCCCCAGCCAAACGTAAGGGGAAAAATTAATGGAGATTTTTCAGAACGGTAGGTTTTCGTCAGGAGGACCAGTCTATCAAATTGGTGTAAAACAATCTGATGGTACGTACGATATTAAAGTCTACGATATAATGACCAAAGAACAAGCCGAAGCCAGACTCAAATCTATGGGTGTAAAACCTGCACCTGCCAAGAAATCTAAGAAAGCAGCAGCTCCTAAAGTCCCTAATTACTCAAACATGTCTAAAATACAACTTGAGAAACTTATGCGTAAGTATAATATCGAGTTGGACCGCCGTAAGAGTAAAGCAGTTCTTCTAAAAGAAGTTGACGCATTCTTCTCAGGAGAATGGGCAATCTCATGACAACATCAGGTACCACTACATTCAATATGGACTTCACGGAGATCGCTGAAGAAGCGTGGGAACGTGCAGGCCGAGAACTACGTTCTGGGTATGACCTTCGTACTGCTCGTCGGTCTATGAACTTGATGACTATTGAGTGGCAGAACCGTGGCATTAATATGTGGACAATAGAGCAAGGCTCTCTTGACCTCGCACAAGGGCAGTCAACGTACGCCTTACCCAACGATACTATTGACTTGATGGAGCATCAAATACGTACAGGTGCGGGTAGCACTTCGTTACAGTCCGATCTTACTATAAGTCGTATTAGTGTAAGCACTTACGCATCTATCCCTAACAAGTTAACACAAGGTAGACCAGTACAAATTTTTATCCACAGGAATAGTGGACAAACTTACCCTATAG